GAGATCCAGTCGAGCCGCTCGAGCTGATCCTTGCGAGTCTCGATCGCGGTCCGGACCAGCTCGACGTTGGCGAAAGCCCGGAGGTGCTGGAACGTGAACGGCTCGGTATGGCGCGGCGTGTAGGTCGAATTGACGCCAACCGGATAATCGAACTGCCGCGTCGCCTGGTCCGCCACGATCGGCGGAATCGGATTGCCCGGACCGTAGAAGCCGTACCCGAACTGCTGAACCCTCGAGTTCGGCTGCGTCAGGTTGATCGTCACAGAGCCGGGCGGAAGATCGGGCATTTGCGGATCCTCCCTCAGCTACACGAGCCCGTGATATTTCAGATATTCGAGGCTCCCCTTCGGATAGGGGCATTGCGGTTCAGCGGGTGGCGCCTCTGCGGCCTCGCTCTTCTTCGCCGCCTTCGCGTTGTCTTCGCGGATCATCGCGAGGAACCCGGCTGAGCCGCTCGGATCGGCGAGCTCGTTGAACGCGTCCGCCGCCGCATCGACCTGGTCCTCGTGCTTGCCGAACGGGAACAGTGACAGCTCGTCGAGAAAGGCTTCGTTCCAATCGCCTTTGACGAGCTTCACGTTGCCCGCCTCTGCCTGAGCGCTGAACGGTGTTGCCCGGGTTTCCTTGTTGCCGGTCGGCTTGATCGCTTTCACCGAATATCCGGCGAGCATCCGAACCAGCGCTTGCGCCTGGCTTTTTCCCGCCTGCCCCGGGTCCTGTGGCAGGCTGACTCGACAGCGCTTCCCGTCCTGGCTGGCACAGTTGCGGATCGCTGTTTCGACCGCTGAGGCGGTGTCCTGAAGCCGGACGCAATCCATGATCCAGAAAAAGCCGTCCCGGCACTTCCCGATCTTGACGCCCGCGGTCCAGTCCGGGTCCTCGCCAGGCTTCGGAACGGTCGCGGCCAAGTCCCAGGCGCGACATTCCTGAAGGTCGTTCGGCGCGGCGGATTTTATTTCGAACCACGACCGCTTGAACATGCCGCCGCCGCGCGGTGCTGGTCGCTGCTGAAGCTGTCCCGCCGCGCCATAGGAACCCAGCGCAGTCTCTAACTTGCGGACCTCCGTTTCGCCCATGCGCGCCGGCCACAAGAGTTCGCCGTTCGTCTTGCGCGGGTCGTTCACGTAGACCGACGGATGATCCTTCTCGTACCGAGCAGGCAGGCAGAGAATCGTCCAGTCGCTCGCGTCTTCCTTCGATAGCAAATGGCCGACGAGATCATCCTCGTTCAGCCGCTGCATGATGGCAATGTAGGCGCCGGTCTTCGGGTCGTTGAGGCGCGTCGACATCGTGCCGTCAAACCATTCGTTCGCGGCGGCGCGCACGGTCGGCGACAACGCATCCTTGGCGCTGATCGGATCGTCGATGATGATGATGTCGCCGCCGTCGCCCGTCGCGGTCCCGTCGACCGAGGAAGCGAGGCGATAGCCACCCTGGTTGTTGTCGAACCTGATCTTGGTGTTCTGGTCGCTGGTCAGCTTGAAGCGGTCGCCCCAGCCGCGTTGATACCAGAGACTTTCGATCAGACGCCGGCACTTGAGGTTGTCACGAACGCTGAGGCTCTGGGCGTAGCTGGTGGACAGTACGCCAACGCCGGGCCCCGTCAGCGGCGAGCGCTTGCGCTGGGCCCAGACCCATGCGGGGAACGCCACGCTCACGCTCAGCGACTTCATGTGCCGCGGCGGTACGTTGATGATCAGGCGCCGGATGTCCCCAGCCGCTACGGCCTCGAGATGCTCCCCGATCGCATCGATGTGCCAGTTGGCGACGTAGTCTGCCGGGTCGATGTAGGGCCAGCCGATCCGGATGAAATGACGGAGCCGAAGCTCGGCCAGCTCGTAGCGGACCTGCTCATTCGTCGGCTGGGCGTTCACGCGCTTCTGGCTTCGCTTCGATCTTGGCGGTTAGCCGCTCAAGTTCGAGCTTTTCGTCCTCTGTCAGATGGGACAGATCGCGCCGCGGCGGCTCGGCGGTGTAGACGATCGGGCCACCATCGGGCCCGCTCTGCTCGAGCGCCGTGGTGTTCTTCCATCCCCCGATTCGAGCGAGGACATACTTGCCCGCGTCGTGATCCCCGGCCAGTGCGCGGCCGACCATCGAGGCGCCGATCTTGGACAGCGCCCGCTCTTTCCCGTGCTGCAGCTCCTTCGCGAAATGTCGCTGTAGCGTGTCCTCGCTGATGTTCAGGTCTTCGGCGATGAACCATTGCTGCGCCCCGGCCGCGACCATCGCCTCAACGCGAATGCGCTGCTCATCGGTCGCGACAAACTTTGGGTTGCCGACCTTGCCGCCGCCTCCCCTGCCCTTGCCGGCGCCGGTCGCCTTGCCCTTCGGCGTGCCGCGGCGATCGGCCTTCGGTTTGTCGGCACCGGCCCGGACGGTCTTGGGAACCGCCGGAGGCACGGGCTTGCGACCACCCGGACCGGATTTCTTGCGCGGCATGGGCCTATCCTCTCGCCAGCACGGCGAGCGTCTCGACGGCGCGCTCATGGGCGAAGCTCGGAACGTCTCGGCCGTGAAGCTCGAGCAGCACGACCTCGGCGGCCAAGCGTGTCTCGCCGCGGGTGATGTCTGGCGTCCGTTCAAGCTCGTCAAATAGCTGGCGCGACCGCCTCATCCTGAATGCCGGTGCGAAGCCGCCGGGATTGTGAGCCGTCATGGTTCACCCGCATGCCAGGCGGTCGAGCTCGGCGCGAACCCGCTCGACATTCTTCGGCGTCGGATCGGCCAGCTTGCGGGCGAGTTCGGCCAGGCGTTTGCCCAAACGGTCCCGCTCCACGCTGTACGCCGGACGATCCATTCGTCAGCCCCTCCCCGGGCAACAAAAAAGGCCCGCAAAAGCGAGCCTTAGCGACTTTCAGACGGTGCCGAAGGTTGGGAAACCGCACCAATTCCCGGGCGCAATTTCACCAATTACGCTGCTGTATCGTTGAAACGTATACCTGCTGTCAATCGTGAAAATTTCGCGCACGTCACAATCTCGTCGGTTGCGAGGCCGTCTCGACCAGCTGGCGAAGCGCCCGAATCTCCTCCTGTTCGAACGATTCCAGGCCAAACAATCGGCCATGCTTTTCGAGCTCTTCGATCCTCGCGTTTGCCGCGCTGATCCAGATCGGCCGGTCGACCTCTGGCCCGGCCAATCCGGCGCGGACGCACTCGATCCGCGACCGACTGGCGGGGGCGCTATGGTCGGTCAGGTGGCTAAGTGGCATTCGGGCCTCCCGTGCACGTAACAGCCGCTCATGGTCTCGCCTTCCCGGCCTTCCGGGGCGCATCGATATCGAGCAGCAAATTGCCGAAGTCCTTGCGGCTGCTGTCGATCACGATGTCGGCGATCATGCCGGCGATCGTCAGCACGATGACCTTCGCGACCGCTTCTCCGGGCTTGTGGCAGAAGCCGGCCCGGCCGCCCGCGACGCCGCATGGCTCATCCCAGATCACGACATTCTGCCACACCTCGAAATGCTCGACCGGCAGACGGAAGAACACCTCCTGGTCGAGCAGCCGGAGCGCTTCCTTGGCGCGGTACGCCGTGCTGGCCCAAAGCTCGATCGCGAACCCGGCGGCACCACCACGAACCGGCGAATAATTGGCGGTCACTCGCGCGCCATCCCCGAACATCTTCCGAAATGCATCCTGGTAAAACAGGATCGCGGCCATCTGGCGCTCGTCGAAGAAGCCCTTGGAGTGCCACCGCTCGACCTGCGTCCGGGCAAGATTGCGGACCCGCCGGTCCTCCTTCTTGACCCGCTTGCCGCCTTCCGTGACCTCGACGTCGGTGAACGGGACGTGCCGGTAATCGCCGTTGCGCTGCGCCTCCTTGGTGACGAGCCGATCGACCTCCGCGCGCGCTGCAGCCTCGATCATGGTCGCTTTCTTCGACCCGCGGGCCTTCGACCGCTTGCGCTTCGGCTTGGTGCTCGGCGCGGAAGGATCCGATGACTTCGGCGTTTCTCCGATCGCCTCGAGCTTGCGCGCGGCCCAGCGGTTCATCGCCCCCAGTTCACGCTGCCGACGCTCGCGGCCTCGCTGAAACGCGATCCCCGCAAGGCCATCCGACGAGAGGCCGTCACGCTTGGCCATGCTAAGCACGCTTCCTCTGGCGCCGGACCTCGGCCCACTCGGCTTCGTCGGATTTGCGGATGCACCATTCGGCGAGCGAGGCCGGCGTTCGGTACAGCGGCGAATTCCAAAGCTCGTCCGGGATCGCGATGTTGAACACCGTCTCGAGGATCAGCCCAAGGCTCTCGCGTTCGAGCTCATCCAGCCCGATGTCGTCCACCAGGTCATCGTCGGGTTCGATCCCGTCAATCGGGAGCTCGGCCGCGACCGCGACGGCTTCCCGAACGGCCCGGATGGCGCCGGCGAGCCGGGTCATAGCCTGCGCCACTTCGCCATCTCATCCAGAACGAGCCAACCGATTAGGTAAACCGCTGATGTGCAAGCCTCAATCGGCGCCGCTGTCCCCCTATTGAAACAGGCACCTACCAAGAAGACCACGCATCCAAATAAGCAAATCCACTTTCCCATCACTCCCTCCCGTTGGAAC